CCCGTCTGTATGGATAGCCTCGTCGATCAGGTCAATGAGTGCGCCCTCTTCCATTAAATAGCCCCCGCCTCTCGTAGTATCGCCTGAGCCTCTTCTAAGGTGTCGGCGTAGCCGAAGAAGTGACTTGCCCCTGTCTGGTATTGGTAGCGATAAGCGAATCCGCCTGTTAAGCCTGTTGCTTCGATTGAGTGAATCATTACTTCGCCCCCTCTTCCCATAGGCAAGCGGTGCAAGGTGAATCTGTCCCGTTATCGCACTCTTCGCAATAAGTCTCAATCATTACTTCACCCCGCAAGCGATCAAGAATCGGGCGGTGTCGAATCGCTCGTTATCTTTTGAAAGTGCGCGGGCTAATTCTTCTGCAACTATTGTGAGCGAGCAGGAATCGTCGCCGCCATTGTTGAAATCTGCCATTAGATCCGATAGAGTCTCGGCAATTAGTACGTAGTCCTTGCGTGTCATTCTTTATTCTCCTCTTGGGCTAATTCAAGCGGTGTGCTTGATAGGTAGAACAATACTATGCGGGACTATACCGTGTCAAATCTATTTGCCCTTTATTTGGTAACAACTTGATAACGGTTTCCTGAATGAATCCTGAGAATTGCAGAGGGTTGCCGTGTCGCTTTATCGACATTTCAAAAGGTGTCGGGCTGTTGATGTTGTTGAAAGTTCAACCAGTTTGGAGGGGCTAAGTTACCAAGTGCGGGGCGGTAGTAACTTGGGAGATTGCTGAGAATGGGCAGGGCTTTGCCAACTGTAAAGGCTTACTTGAATCCTGAGAGGTTACTGAATGAGAGATGAGCGGTTATTAAATTGTGCCGAGCAGGGAGCCAGCCCAAAAGTTATCCACAACCTTATCCACAGGTTATCCACAGGGCAAACAGGGCTGGGGGTGGGGGCAAACACCGCCCGCACGGCACGCCTACCCCCCGTTGTTTAATTTAGTAGGGGGATGTACTGTGTACCAGCTATAAATATTTCGACTAAAGTGAGATCCGGAATATAGCTCTGACCTGCGGTTTTACTGTATGTGACTAACGTCACAAAGCAAAAACGGGAAATGCGTTATTTTTCCTGCCTTATATACAGTAGGGGCGGTAATTGAGATAGCCCCGTACAACCTCGCTACGGTTACCCTACGCGAGTCCCCTAGGACGAGCGCTGACTTACCCCTCAGTTCGCTGTGGCTCCTTCGGGCGCTAAGCCCGACTAGCGGTGCTTTTAGTTGGGATAGTTCTATTAGTTAGACAGCTAATCGAATATTCCGATGCAGCTAATTAAATCGATCTCGGCCCGTCCCCGATAACCTTTAGGAGATTACGTGGCAGAGAATTCAGCCGATATAGCCAAGCGTATTATCCTTGGCTGTGTAGCAGAGGGTATGACCATTGAGCAGGCTACGGCCTCAGCTGGCAAATCCATTAAGACTTATGAGTACTACCGTCGCACCGATAAGGTATTCGCTGACAAGGTAGACCGAACCAGACTTGGTCTGAAAGACAAGCAGTTTGCAGGTGGAGATGTCCACGACATTGACTTTGTCGAATTCCGCCAAAGATTCTTACATAGCCGCACCTTCCCACATCAGAAGAACATCGTAGATGTGATCGAAGGCCGCGAGCCTTCTTGGCTACACCCTTCTATGAAGTATGAAAAGGGTCTGGCTAATAACCGTATCCTTGTCAACATCCCGCCCAACCACGCCAAGTCCATCACAATCACTGTGGACTACGTCACCTGGATGGTTGCCCAGAATCCTAACTTTCGTGTATTGATTGTATCCCAGACTCAGCGTCTGGCAGCTGACTTTCTCTACGCCATTAAGCAACGCCTTACACATCCTATGTATGAAGATCTACAAAGTGCGTACGCTGCTGGCGTAGGGTTTAACTCTAAGACAGCCTCTTGGCAGGCTACCCGTGTCACCTTCGGTGATGAGCTACGTGAGTCCAGCGAAAAGGACCCAAACATCGAAGCCGTCGGTATTGGCGGTCAGATCTACGGTAAGCGTGCTGATATGATTATCGTGGACGATGCGGTGACTCTATCTAACGCCAATGACTTCGAGCGTCAGATCAAGTGGTTAACCCAGGACGTACGTTCTCGTCTTAACCCAACAGGTAAGCTGATTATTATTGGAACTCGTGTAGCAAGTGTTGACTTGTACCGCGAGCTTCGCTCAGAAGATAGATACCCAGGTGGCCTTGTCCCTTGGACATATCTTGCTATGCCAGCACTCCTTGAGACAGATGAAGACCCTGACAAGTGGGTTACTCTTTGGCCTAAGTCAGATGCTCCATTTGATGGACAAGAAGAAGCTGACAAAGATGAAGATGGTCTATACCCACGCTGGTCAGGACGTAACCTTTACAACGAACGCCAAGCGATGGATACATCCACTTGGGCGCTTGTCTATCAACAGCAAGATGTATCTGAGAACTCAGCCTTTGATCCGGTCTGTGTACGCGGCTCCATTGATGGAATGCGTAAGGCCGGTCCTTTAGTTGCTGGTAACCCTGGTCACCCACGTGACTTAGGTGGCTACTCAATTATCTGTGGCCTAGACCCAGCGATGATTGGTGATACTGCAGCTATTTGTTATGCGGTAGATCGCAATACCAACAAGAGGTACATAGTAGATGCTATCAAGATTACTAGACCGTCTCCTGCGGATATTCGTGACCTTATATTTAATTGGACTTCCCTATACGGCCCGTCTGAGTGGATTGTTGAACGTAATGCGTTCCAGTCTTTCCTCACACAAGATGAAGGAATCAGACAACACTTGGCATCACGCGGAGTGTTACTGCGGGAACACCATACAGGCAACAACAAGTGGGATGCAGGCTTTGGTGTCGCGTCAATGTCAACTCTGTTCGGCACCAAGCAACACGATGGCAAGCACCACAGAGACAACCTTATTCACTTACCTAGTGACCAAACTGAAAACGTTAAGGCGTTAATCGAACAGTTAATCACTTGGACACCTACTACTAAGGGTAAGACAGACTTAGTAATGGCGTTGTGGTTCTGCGAGATCCGAGCACGTGAGATGCTCAACTACGGTCAGTACAACTCACACCATCTAAAGAATCCGTTTCTTACATCAGCTGAGAAACGAAAGCGTGTAGTGGTCAACATTGACCAGTTAATCGCAGATCAAAACAAACAATTTATCTAGGGAGACATAATGCCTAATATGAAGAATGAAAAGCCAACAGCTAAGAAGACAGGCAATGGCTCAAACACAAAGCCATACAACGTTAAGTTGATGACTCCTAAAGAGCTAGTTGGCGGCAAGAAGGCAACTGCAAAGCCAGCGCCTAAGAAGACAACAAAGGCTAAAGAACTTACAGGACCTGCAGCAATTAAGGCGATCCAAGATCGCGTATCACCAGCAGGTGTAAAGAAGGCAGAGATGGAAGCAAAGAAGGCCATCGCTAAGAAGTACCCAGGATTAACTAAAAAGTCTAAGTAAGGACAAACCCCAGTGTTAACACCAAAAGAAGTCAACGATAAGTTAGGTCGCTTGCAGACCAAATTCGCTGCACGCGATCAGCGTATGCGTGATGTGCTTTCGGTGCGTCAAGGAGATCTATCTAAGGTCTATCCTTCGATGTTCTCCGATGAATACCCAAAGCCACTGGTGGCTAACTTCATCGACGTTGCAGCACGAGATCTAGCAGAAGCGATGGCACCACTGCCATCATTTAACTGCCAAGCTACAAATATGGTTTCAGACTCTGCACGCAAGATGGCAGATATGCGTACACGTATTGCAAACTTCTACATCTCAGTTGCTGAAATGCAGCTACAGATGTATCAGGGTGCAGACTGGTACAACACCTACGGAATGATGGTAGGTATGGTGGAGATGGATTATGACTCCAACAACCCACGTATGCGCCTACTTAACCCTTGGGGTTGCTACCCAGAGGTAGACCGCTTTGGTCGTACAGTTTCTCTAACTCAGGTGTTAAACACTGATGCAGAGACACTGATCTCTAAGTACCCAGAGTTTGCAGAGCAGATCTTAAAGAAGAACAACTACCAGCAAGGTAGCCCATCTATCACGATGGTGCGCTACCACGATGCTGAGCAGGATCTTATCTACTTACCAGAGCGTCAGAACTTAACTTTAGTACGTACACCTAACCCAATCGGTAAGTGTCTTGTACGTGTAGCACAGCGACCTTCTCTTGACGGCGAAGCACGTGGTCAGTATGACGATGTCTTGGCAGTCCAACTCGCTCGTGCTCGCTTTGCAATCCTTCAGATTCAGGCTGCAGAAAAATCTATCCAAGCACCTATTGCTATCCCACAAGATGTGCAAGAACTTGCTCTTGGTCCAGATTCTATTATGCGTTCTTCTCAGCCACAGAACATCCGTCGTGTAGGCTTAGACCTACCACCAGGAGTCTTCACAGAGTCAGGAGTGCTAGAACGTGAACTACGGCTTGGCGCTCGTTACCCTGAAACCCGATCCGGAAATACCAGTGCAAGTGTTATTACTGGTCGTGGCGTTCAGGAGTTGCAAGCTGGTTTTGATACTCAAATCAAATCAGCACAATCACAATTTGCTAGAATGTTCGCTGATCTTATTGGGCTCTGCTTTGAAGTAGACGAAAAACTATTCAGCAATGTACAAAAGACAATTCGTGGAACCGACGACGGTACACCTTATGTTCTTAAGTACACACCTGGTCGTGACATTAAGGGCGAGTATGGCGTAGATGTTCGCTACGGCATTATGTCTGGTATGGATCCATCACGTGCAATCATTGCATTGCTACAGATGCGTTCAGACAAGCTAGTATCTCGTGACTATGTACGCCGTGAGATTCCTATGGACCTTAACGTCTCACAGGAGGAACAACGTGTTGATATTGAAGAAATGCGTGATGCTCTTCGTGTCTCAGTGGCACAGTACGCACAAGCTATCCCAGCGCTTGCAGCGCAAGGACAAGACCCATCACTTATCGTCTCGCGTATTGCAGAAGTTATTAAGGGTCGTCAAAAGGGTATGGCCTTAGAGACAATCGTAGAAAAAGCATTCGCTCCAGAACCACCACCAGAGGCACCTATGGTGCCAGTTGGTCAAGAACTTCCAGCAGCAGGCGCGGCCACCGCTCCTGCCTCGCAGCAACCTCCACAAGAACAAGCTGGTATGGCCCCTGCTGCTGGTCAAAAACCCGATATAGCACAACTACTCGCCGGACTAACCGGCGGTGCAGCATAACCGAAGGAGGTGCAAATATGAATAAGGGATCACAGGCAAAGGCTTCAATGCAAAAGCCAACTGAGGGCAAGAAGGATACTTCAAAGCCTAAGGGCGGTAAGGTTGACTTCGGTTATGCCGGAACAGCTCGCAAAGGCAAGAAGGCTTAAGTAACTACTGAAAGGTGTACAGGGTGTTGAACGATAACGATAGGATTCCACGCCCTGTACGCCGGACAGACTTTGCAGTAATTATTATTGGGTTCTTCTACAACCTAACACAATGCGTAGAAACACTTATGTCGGAAGTTTATGAACTTTCGATTTACCACGCCAATCAGAAAACCAAAGTCAATAAGGCTTGGGAAGATATGGCACAAGATTTAGAGACGTTAGAGGAGGACAAATGACAACTGCACCAATGAACCCACTTGCAGGTGCGTCAGGTCCAGGTAAGTACGCTGTACGCAGCGATAAACTCTCAATGGGTTCTACAGGTTACGGCGAAGGCGTTGAGACAGAGGCTATTAAGTCTGGTGCTCCGCTAGGTGTTACACCTGATGTACGTCCAGCACGTGCTGGTGATGTACGCGAGGCAGCTACACAAGCGCCCGTAACAGGATTATTTGAACCAACACAGCGTCCTAACGAACCAATCACTGCAGGTGTTGCAATGGGTGCAGGTCCAGGACCAGAAGCATTAGTTATGCGTCAGCAAATGACAGAGAAGTATTCCGATACATTGGCAAAGTTATTGCCATACGATGAATCAGGCGAGATTACGATTCTGTATCAGGATATGCTTGCGCGAGGTATGTAGTGTCGGAGAAGAATCTTAAGATTGCTGCGGCCCAAGCAGGGCTAAGCCCGACAGATAAAGACAGAATTGACTCACTATCAAAGTCTTTAACCACTCATAAGAGTTTACTTGATATGCCAGTAGCTGAAGCTCGAACAAAGTTTCAGACTTTGCCAGCAGATCAACAACAATCACTAAAGCAAACCTTTGGCACACAGCCAGAACAGCAAAAGCGTGGTTGGTTAGGTAGTGCTTGGCACTATACAGGCGGTGCTGTAGTTGGCGCACTGACAGAAGTATCTGACTTTATGACTCGCGTTGGTCGTACAGGACTTATCGCTAACGAGCAGATCCCATTGGGTAGTGCTGAATACTACCTACCTAAGAACTGGTCTGTTATCTCTGAGGCTTGGAAGAAGTCTGGAGATAACGGCGAGCTTGTCTACAACGAGCCACGTATCAACAATGCCATCAAGAAGTACGGCAACAACTATGTCGGTTTAGCACAAAAGGTTTCTACAGGTACTTCACTTTCAGATATTATTGCAACTGGAACTGAAGAAGAAAAGCAGATTGCACGTCTTGCTGCTAAGGGCGAAGACCCACTATGGCAGGATGCCTACGATGCAGTAGTTGCTGCTAAGTATTCACCAGGTCGCGCACTTGGAAATACACTTCTACCTGAGTCACTAGAAGGCACAGGTTTTCTATACAAGGGTATATCGGGAACTGCAGATGCTGCCTTCCGTATCTTTGCAGATCCAACCATTATTCTTGGTAAGGCTAAGAAGGCCTACGATGCTGCTAACTATGCAATCATTAAGATTGCTGGAGATCCAAAGAAGTTAGATGCAGCTTTCAACAACCCAAAGGTTGTCAACTTTTTTAACTCATACGGTTCTGAACTAGATACTCTAGCCAAGGCTCGTAAAGCAAAAGACATTGTTGCTGCAGAAAAAGCATCAACTAATCTACGTCGCATTGCTCCTGAGTTTGGCCCTGCTGCTATTGATGAGTTTATTGCAGCTGGAGTTACTAATGCAGACAATGCAAAGCAGTACTTTCAGAACAGCGTAGATGTGCAAGGTATTCTTAAGGGCCAAGCGGCTCGTGATACCCCACTTATTCCACGTTTGACTGCAGGTCGTAAGGCTCGTATCGCAGCACTTACTACAGGCAATAAAGTACTTAACGTTGACAAAGTAGGACAGAAGCTAGTACAGGCTATGTACGGAACTGCTCCGCAGTTTGATGACATTCTTACTGGCATTACTACTCGTTCAGAAGAAATTGCTGGACTTGAGAAGCAAGTAGGACGCATTAAGGGTCCAGATGGTGCAGTACGTTTTACTGAGAATCAGATCCAGGGACGCATTGACCGCTTTGCTCGTAAGTTTACAAAGGTTCCTAACCCAACATCTAAGGTATTTGATGTAATGGGTGACAACGCAGTAGATGAAATCTATCGCACCGCACGTCTGACTAACTCTCGCTATCACAGCAAGATTATCGCTGAGGCATTTGCTGCAGGCGATGAAGGTCAGCGTATGCAGATTACTAAAGGTCTTTGGAACACAATCTTTACTACACGTGGTGTAAAGAAGGGTGATCCAGGAAGATCCTTTATGGAGGAGTTTGCAGGCAAGGGCTTAGAAAAGCGCTACGCTGCAGATATCGTTGTATCAGGCGAACGCCTTGGCAACCCAGCAGAATTTAATGGTGAACAACTTGCATTGTTCCCATACCAACTTTCTACAGCAATGGTTATTCCATCTGTTGTTGACTTAGATAGACTGACTGCACGTCAGGGCATAGTATCCAGACTCGTTGGAGTTTCACACAACAAGTGGATAGATAAAGTTACATCTGGTTGGTCATTCTTGACTCTTGCCGGTCCACGCTTTGCTATCCGTAACTCTATCGAAGACGATATGTTCTACCTTGCACGTGGTCGCAATCCTTGGGATTTAGTCAAGGGTAAGATTTGGTCTACAAGAGTTCGTGTCGGTAAGGGTGCAAACATCCTTAACGCAGATGGTACTCCAAAGACTGCATTAGAAAAACTAAAGGATGTAGCATTTCTTAATGTTGAATCCGGTGAAGTCGGAGTAATCAACAAGTTCGTCCTAGCCGATGAACTAGAAGAGTTTGCTGCCAAAGTTGCTAAAGCAAGCAATGAAGACGAAGTCCGTGGCGTTATGGCTGAGGCAGTCTTGCGTCGCAAGCTAGGCTATAAGTTAGATTCAGAAGCAGCTGAGATTATTGCAGACATTGCTAAGTACGGTAACTTAGATGATCTTCTTGCAGAAGTTGCAGAAGGTGCTAAGAACGGCGTACGTGGTGGTGGACGCTATCAGAACGTTGCAGATGATGTGTCTCGCTTTGGCAAGATGGATGCAATCGTTATTGATGACAAGGCATACAAGCGCTCTATGGGTGATATCCCATTTACAAACTTTAACCCTGTCGCTAATGAGCAGGCAAAAGTTAGCTGGCTATTTCAGATTGGTGTAATGACCAATGACGAACTTGGACGCATTGCTGTTAAGTACCTCGACAATGAGGAAAAGGCAATCAATGAAATGTTTAAGTACCTTAAGTCACTGCCACAGCGTGACCGCGATAGCTTCCAGTTGTACTTCAAGGGTGCAGATGAGTACACACACGCACAACGTGCGTTCCTTGCTGTAAACACTCTATTCTCTAAGGCTGACGGTC